CCGTATCCACGGCCTTCAGGTCATTGTCGATGAGCCGGTCTTGGAACATGCCCACCGGCGACTTCACCGTGTCCGCGCCGTTGGTCTGGGTAGCGAAGCTGTACTTCCCGTCCGTGACCACCGTCTTCAGCACGATGGTGAACAACCCCTCCAAGGTGACTTTCTCATCCAGCAGCTTGCCGATGGTCTTGAACTTCTCGTTCCCGTTGGCGTCGATGTCCACGTGGCCCAGGAAGTAGATGACCCTATCCTCCGGCAGCTGGATCGCCGTCTGGACCAGGGTCCAGAAATTGAGGGCCATGTCCGTAAACTTCTGATAGCCGGAGGTCTTGGCCCCCCGCATAAATTCATTGGTCATGAGGTACGTGGCATCGTCAATAATGATGGCCCTGGTAGGGGCCACTTTGACGGCGCGGTCGATCTCCATGTAGTTGTCACAGTTGAAGGTTTTATGTTGGTTTTTGAACGGCAGCGGCTTCCCGCTCACATTGATGATACAGACCTCGTCCGGGGTAAAGTTCCGCAGACTGGTGGATTTTCCAGACCCGGACTGGCCAAAGACCATAACAGGGGTTCCCAATTATTTTTCCTCCTCTTCAAACACGACCGGGCACTCGTTGCCCCGGCTGGTAAACGGGTACAGAAGGTACTCCCCCGTCAGAAGGCAGCGGTGCCGCTTAAGACTGTCCTCTGTACGAACGAAGGGACACCACTGACAGACGGTTTTCCCTTCGGGAAAGGGCACAGGCAAAGTGGCGTGACCTGTGGTATAGTAAGAGACGCCGTGGTCATCCATCAGCTCACCCGCTCCATGTCGATGCCCAGCTCCAGGGCCAGGCCGCGGGGATCATGATTCAGCCGTCCAAGGATCTCCTTTTTGTAGCACTCCTCACAGACCATGCGGCCATAAAGAAGATAAGTAGTTTGACCGGGCCAGATCTCTCCGCCGCAGTCCGGACAAAAATCGGCTGGGGGATCGTCCTGAATGTCCCGAATCGGATTTTTAAACATTTGACATTTTCCTCTCTATGCCTTACAATAAAGGCGGATTTTTTCTGCTTTGCCGCTTTCAGTGTTCGCAGCACTGGAGGCGGCCCTTTTTATCCCCTTGGATGCTCACAGCACCCACCGCCCCAGGCCAATGCCGACACACAGGATCAGAGCCAACGCCGCCAGTCCCTTGATCCAGGCCTCCGCCTTCTGCTGGAGGCGTTTCTCCTCCCGGGTGAGCGGCTTTACCCGCTTGCCTTTGTAATTCATGTTGATCAGCTCCTTTCTAAGCAATGGAAGCAACAGCTTCCGAGATGGCTTCCTGTTTTGCGGCCAAAAGGCGCTCAATACCTTCTGCCGCCAGCTCTTGGATCTCTCGGAGTCGGTAGGTTGGAAGGTCGCCTTGCTTGTACTTGATAAGCAGGCCAGGGCTGATGTTGTGGGCCCACTTGCCGTTACACTCCACCGCAAAACCAAACGGGGCCCTTCCCTCATGCAAAGCCCGGTAAAGCGTTGGAGGGCCCCACCCTATGTACCGTGCCGCCAATACTACCGGGACATTTTGATATGATAAAAGTTCTTCTTCTGTTGGCGCAGGGCACGTTGTTCGTCTCGGCACACAAAAGGCCTCCTTTCCTTATGTGATGTTGACTGCTGGGGATTTTGGTTGTCCCCCTTTGCCGAAAGTAGTAGAATGTGGGCAAAGGGAGGTGGATACTATGAATATTCCTGAATTTGATATGATGGTTTTAGCTGATATAGTCGATTGTAAGAGTGGGTGGTCTCGGGAAGAATTAGTTGCCAAGCATGGGTCCGAAATATTGAAAACCGTGGACTTCCTGCTTGAAAACCAGTTAATTAAAGAGCACTCTCACAACCTTGCTCCCTTCCTTCCACCCGGATCAGACTACACAGACCCACCTTTGGGAAACCTCACAGCGACAGATACAGGTCGAATAGAAGTTAAGCGGTGGAGGGCCAAAACATCGCTAACCGCAAAAGAACGGTGGAAAGAGCGGCTCATAGGCGCTGGGGTTACTGTCCTTGTCTGGCTTCTGCAAGAACTTATAAAACGTGCATTATAAGTTTCGCCAGAACGATCAGCGCAAAGGCAAACCCCGCCCCCTCCAAGTAATAACGCACGAGGTTCCCTCCCCTCCTTTCGAGTTTTAGTGGAACGACGCAATAAGTGCCGCCAGAGCCAGGGCTAAAACGCCCCATTGAATCACCTCATACAAATTGGGGTAATTCTTTTTTAACCAGAACCACATTTTCACGCCTCCTTTCTTACGCTGGATGGTTGGTGGGCTTGTCCCCCTTCGCCGGAAGTGGTAGAATATTGGTGGAAGGGGGGTGAAATTAATGGTTTTGAGTCCTGATTGTGTTCGAGATGTTCTGCTTGCTGTTGAATCCTCCTCTTTTGGTGAGCGCCTCACTTTAGATGCACTCGAAGAAAAGCTTCCACAATACAGCGAAGAAGATCTTTGGTACACCTGTTTGAAATTAGAGGAAGGAGGCTATCTCGACCTAATCACTATTACCGGCCTTCGTATGCCGATGCCCGGTATTAAAGAAATTAAGTCTTTAACCTATTGTGGGCATGAATTTCTTGACACTGTTCGAGAAGAAAGCAACTGGGGAAAAGTTAAGACCGTCGCCAAAAAGGCCGGAACCTTCTCGTTGACCTCTCTTGGAGAAATTGCAAAAGAAGTTGCAAAAGCCGCAATTATTTCTGCACTTCAATCGTCTCTGTAACTGCAATTTCAAGTGTCAAAGTAGCTGATCGAGGGCCTTCCTCCAATTTGTAGCTGAGAACGTCGCTGATTTCGTTGCCGTCAACAACGATTTTTGCGGCGTTTTCTCTTGTTGCTATGGATACCGTTTTTGCCATGTTATCCCCTCCTTTCTTAAGCTGGACGGTCAGCTGGCCCACCTCTCGCAATTCTTACAGCAGGCTATCACCACTTATCAGCCGCAACATTTTGTGTTTTTTAATTTTGTTCATACAAAATATTGACATTTGAATAGTTTTCTATTAGAATATTAATGTAGGGATGCCACCACCCTACACACCGTCTTGCTCCGCTTCTGTCTCTTGCCGCCATCCCCGAGCTTTATCAGAGGGGAGGTGAATTGATGAAGCGCACCATTAGGGTGAAGGTTACCGCTCGGCCGGTTGGTAATTCGATTCGGGTACAAAGTTCTGTTTCTAACGGCAGTTCGACCCGCACGACTACCAAGGTGATTCGTCCGAAGTAACCCAGTTTCGAGCCAGTCAGGGATACCGACCCTGGCTGGCTTTTTATGTGGAACCCTGACTGCTTATCCCGAACAAATCGTTTGGTGTAACACCAAGAGCATTAGCGATCGCAACCACATCACAGTCCTTAATGAGTCGTCTACCATTCAGGAGAGAACTAAACTGTTGTTCAGAAAGCCCAGCCTTTTGGGCCACGGCGTTATGCTTGAATCCCTTTTGTGCCGCAATACGGCGTATATTCTCAGAGATGCAAGTACTAACCATTTTTCACCACCTCCTGTCCCGCCAAAAAGTAAATGAATCTTGAACACACCCAAAGTATAGTACAAGTTTCTTATTATGTCAAGAACATTTTCTCAAATTTCTTATACTTTTTCTTGACGTGGTTTGCACTTTATGGTTTAATGCTCACAGAGGTGAATAACATGGGAATCGGAAAACGCATTAGAGAAGCGCGATTAAATAAAAAACTGACGCAGGAAGAATTGGCTAAAATTATCGGTGTCACAAAGGGCGCCATTGCCAACTACGAAGGCGAAACCAGTCATCCAAAAGAACCTGTTATGTATGCATTAATCGATGCGCTCGGGGTCGATGCAAACTTTCTATTCCAAGACTGCGTAGATACTATTAAAAAATCCCCCGCACCAGCCAAAGCCGATACGGGGGAAATTACTCTTGAAGAGTCAAATGCTCTGCTTGTCGCCCTCGGCTATATCAAGCCCGGAGAGCAGATTTCCGATGAGGATCTTGCGTTTCTCGGTCACATCATTGGCTTGCTCGACTCCTGGTTCGACAAGAGCCATTAACGCAGAACAAATCTGCCTTGGGTGTTTGCAGCGATTTAGCATTTGATTAAATATCTCATTATTATGTATTTCCCCTTGGGGCGCCCCTCCCTTCTCATTACTTGGCTGTTCAGACTGCTTCATCTTGAGTGCCCCCTTTCCCTGACCAGACTTCTCCCCTCGATGGACACATTGTAGTACATTTGTTCCATCTCGTCAAGATAAAATGTTTCCATCTTTGGGGTACAACTATCGTATCAAATAGTGTGTCCCATAAACAGGCCTCAACACGTTTTCCAGACATTAGCATGTCCCCCTTCCCATTTGCTTAGTAGACACCGTAGCGTCGACAGCGTAACTCGATTTTCGACAGTTTTCGCCCATTATCGTTATGTCGATAATTGTTGATTGATTTGCAACGGTTTGCGGGAAAAATTTGTTATAATAAAAATGAGCCCCGCCGAAGCGGGACTCATCCAAATAGCTCTTCTACTGTTTTTTCTAGGGCTCTTGCGATTTTCAGGGCTACGTCAACGGTGGGGTTGTGTTTACCGGCCTCAATCTCGCTGATCGTACTTTGCCCTATCCTGGCCAGCTGGGCAAGCTGCTCTTGGGACAAGCCTAGTTCCACCCGGCGCTCTTTGATTCGGTTCTCCATGCGGCACCTCCACCGGCTTCGTGGTGGTATGGTGCCCAACTGTTTGATTCATATCCAAAACCGCCGGATGACGGTATAAATAGAAGAGAGGGGAAGTAAAGAATGGATTTCATTGACCAACTGAAACAATTTTCCAAACGGGTAGAGAGCCTTAAAGACAATATTCAAACTGAAGAGGCTACCAAAACCGCCATTATCATGCCGTTCTTCTCCATGCTCGGATATGACGTTTTTAATCCTCAGGAGTTCGTACCAGAGTTTACCGCCGATGTAGGTATTAAAAAGGGCGAGAAGGTTGACTACGCTATTCTTAAGGACGGGCAGCCTGTCATCTTGATTGAGTGCAAAGCCATTACAGAAAATCTTGATCGCCACGATTCTCAACTCTTCCGCTATTTTGGAACCACCACAGCCAAGTTTGCTATCCTTACAAACGGCCTTACATATCGCTTCTACACCGACTTAGACAATGCCAACAAAATGGACGAGGCTCCATTTCTATCTCTGAACATCCTTGATGTAAGAGACAATCAAGTCCCCGAACTCAAGAAATTTTGCAAATCCGTTTTTGATATTGATTCTATTTTCAGCACTGCTTCTGAGCTGAAATATGCCCATGAATTTAAAACTATTTTCACTTCACAGCTGGATGATCCTTCAGATGATTTTATCCGCTTCTTTTTGCAAGGTTGTTACTCTGGACAGAAAACTCAAAATGTCCTGGAGAAGTTCCGTCCCACTCTTAAGAAGGCCCTTAACGATCT